CGGATAGACAGGCTAGACACGCCCTTTCGTGATTTGTACTACTACACGCTGAAGTCGAAGAGTCTGGTGGATGCGGCCATTTGGAGGTCTTTGAGGGCCAAAAAGAACTTCAATGCAGGGACTTTTCCCTACGAAGGACTCGATTTGATGGCCGCCTGATTTTAGTTATGACAAAAATGAACGCAGTCTGAACTCTCTAGGGAATGTCATATCAGTATCTAATTCCTATTCCCACGCGCGAAAAAAATAGTTATTAGATACTGCATTGCGTTTCCCTAGAGAGTCTTGCCTCAAGTTTTTTTGACATAACTAAAAATGAGCCGCAAGGCTGTGTGTTGCCCAAGGCCCTAAAGTTGGGAGAATCATATGGTTGAGCATTGGAGTCCCATACCATATTTCCCTGGATACAGCGTAAGCGATCATGGGCGTATCCGGTCAGACAAGTCCGAGAGAATCATTCGCCAGTCGGAGAACCAATACGGCCTGGTTCAGGTTGGGATGATGCAAGACGGAGAGCAGAAGCACAGATCGGTGCCTCGACTGGTCATCCATGCATTCAAGGAACCCCATCGCTACGAAGCATTCGACACTCCGATCAATCTGGATGGGGATCGGCACAACAATCATGTGGACAATCTGGAATGGCGACCAAGATGGTTCGCAGTGAAGTACAACAGGCAGTTCATAATTCCATACCACCATCCGATCGACTTCCCCATCGAGGACATTAGAACCGGAGAAGTGACGGACAACTCCCTCGAATGCTGTAAGAGATACGGGTTGCTCGAGGAAGATCTGGTTTTATCTATATTGAACCGTACATACGTGTGGCCCACGTATCAAGAATTTCGTATCCTTGAAGAATAGTTATTTGCTCGTTCGCATTTCGCAGTATATGATAGAAAGGTATAGAGGATGCGCCTCATTTTTCTGCGACGAGAGGATAGCTATGTGACTGAGACAGCCTATCAGAAGAATCTGATCAGAAAGCTTTATGCCATATTTCCTGGTTGCGTGATCCTGAGAAACGATCCGCGATATCAACAGGGAATGCTGGATCTCACTCTTCTGTGGGGTAGGAACTGGGCCTCTCTCGAGGTCAAAGCTTCCGAGGATGCGGCCGTTCAGCCTAATCAGAATTTCTTCGTGCAACAATTGGACAACATGTCGTTCGCTGCATTCATCTATCCCGAAAATGAAGAGGAGGTTCTGGGTGCGCTTCAACAAGCATTTGAACCTCCAAGGAGAGCACGCTTTTCTGAGTCCTAGCCAGTATCATTGGATCAACTACACTTCTAATCGACTGGCCGAAAAGTGGGCATCATCCAAAGCTGCTGAGTATGGAATAGCTCAACATCTGTATGCCAAACAAGAGATCGACGCTGGGAGGCTCTCGAATCTCGTTGGCACAATAGGCATGTTCATCAACGATGCGATCCAACACAGGATGGTGACCGAACAAGTCCTGTTCTATTCGGAGAACTGCTTCGGTACGGCGGATGCCATCCAGTTCAGATACAACACTCTTCGCATTCATGATCTGAAGACTGGAGTCTGGCCTGGTTCAGTTCACCAGCTTGAGATCTATGCCGCCATATTCTGCCTAGAGTATGACAAAGATCCTTTCAACATCAACATAGAATTGCGCATCTATCAAGATAATGAGGTTCTCGTCTATGATGCTGATCCGGACGATATCGCGTTCATAATGGAAAAGATCCAGGAGTTCGATAAACAGATCAACCAGATACGGCTAGAGGAGGAGTCATGATTCGTACCGAAGAAGAACATCTCGCGCATTATGGCATTCTCCGACGGTCTGGTCGTTACCCTTGGGGTTCCGGTGCATCGGAGAGCACTCGTAACAGAAGCTTTCTAGATGTTATTGAAATGCATAAGAAGGATGGGATGTCAGAAGCTGAGATCGCTAGGAATTATGACATGACTACTACTCAGCTTCGTGCTAATAGGTCAATTGCTTTGGCTCAGCAGAAGCAGGAGAAGATTCTCACTGCTGAGCGCTTGAAGGAGAAGGGTTGGGGGTATTCTGAGATCGGCCGTCGCATGGGTATCAACGAATCCTCCGTGCGAGCCCTCCTTGCTCCTGGCGAGAAGGACAAAGCTGATGCTCTTCAGACAACGGCCAACATGCTGGAACGGCAGGTCAAGGACAAGACTTATCTCGACGTCGGCAAGGGAGTCGAGAGCCAGCTCGGTATCACGCGAACCAGGTTGGATACTGCAATAGCTGTTCTCAGAGAGAAGGGCTACGAAGTTCACACGATCTATGTTCCTCAGGTCACGCAGTCCGGCAAGTTCACCAACACCAAGGTGCTGGCGAAGCCCGGTACTCCGCTGAGCGAAGTCAATAGGAATCGTGCACAGATCAAGCAGATCACCGAATATTCCGAAGATACTGGAAGAAGCTTCTTGGCTACTCAACCTCCTATCTCCGTCAACTCGAAGAGAGTTGGCATCAACTATGCCGAGGATGGTGGAGCTAAGGCGGACGGTGTCATCTACGTTCGTCCTGGTGTGAAGGATCTGTCTATCGGTAGTGCCAACTATGCACAGGTTCGCATCGCTGTCGACAAGACACACTATCTCAAGGGGATGGCCGTCTACAAGGACGATCTTCCCGATGGTGTGGATCTAGTGTTCAACACGAACAAGTCGAACACGGGCAAGAAGCACGATGCGATGAAAGAGATGGAGACTGACAAAGAAGGGAACATCGACTGGGATAACCCGTTCGGCTCCATCACCAGGCAGATTCACGATCCGAGTTCTGGCAAAGTCACTTCGGTGATGAACATCGTCGGAGGTAAGGAAGGTGCTGGACAGGAAGGAGCTTGGGACAAATGGTCCAAGAATCTTCCTTCTCAGATGTTGTCGAAGCAAAATCCGAAGCTTGCCAAACAGCAACTCGATCTCACCTATGATCGTAGGCAGAGAGAATTCGATGAGATCAGCTCTCTGACGAATCCAAGTGTCAGGAAGAAGTTGTTGGAATCGTTTGCTGATCAGACAGATTCTGCTGCCGTGCATCTCGAGGCAGCCAATCTTCCACGTCAGGCAACGAAGGTTCTGCTTCCGATATCGTCGATGAAGCGTACTGAGGCGTATGTTCCAAGTCTGCGTGATGGTGAGCGCATTGCTTTGGTTCGTTTCCCTCATGGTGGAACGTTCGAGATCCCTGAATTGACGGTCAACAACAAGAATCGCGAAGCTAGGAAGATTCTAGGTTCTGCAGCCAAGGATGCCATCGGTATTCATCACAGTGTTGCCGAGCGTCTATCCGGTGCGGACTTCGATGGCGATACTGTTCTCGTTATCCCCAACGATAGAGGTTCTGTAAAAAGTACCCCCGCTCTCCAGGGATTGAAGGGGTTCGATCCCCAGCAATACAAGATCCCCAAGGATTCGCCCATCCCGAAGATCACGGCTGCTGCCAAGCAGCAGGAGATGGGCAAGGTCAGTAATCTGATCACGGACATGACTCTTCGTGGTGCGAACACGGATGAGCTTGCCGCTGCAATCCGACATTCGATGGTTGTTATCGATTCGGAGAAGCATGATCTGGATTACAAGCAATCTGAGAAAGATAACAACATCCGCCATCTGAAAGAGAAGTATCAGTCCATTCCCGGTAAGAAGGGAACTGGTGCTTCCACTATTATCAGTAGGGCTGGATCTGACACGTACATCCCTGAGAGAAGACTTAGGAAGCCCAGTGAAGGTGGGCCTATCGATCCTCGTACTGGTAAGAAGGTCTATGTGCAGACAGGGCGCATGGTTCCTGAACGCAAGCTGAAGACAGACCCCACTACTGGTAAGAAGGTCTATGTAGATACGGGAAAGACAAAGCCCAAGACAGAACGTGTCGATCTTCTTTCTATTGTTGATGATGCGCATACCATCTCTTCGGGCATCAAGATGGAAGCCCTATATGCGGATCATTCCAATAGGCTGAAGACTATGGCCAATGACGCTAGGAAAGCGTCTGTTCATACAAAGCCCGCCCCCTATGATCCTCAAGCAGCAAAGGTGTACTCAAAAGAGGTGGCTTCTATTAACGCCCACCTCAATCTAGCCAAGAGGAATGCCCCCCTTGAGAGACAGGCCCAGCTCACCGCAAACGCCACCGTCTCCCAAAAGCGCCAGGCCAATCCAGGTATGGAACCTGCTGAAGTGAAGAAGATCAAGAATCAAGCATTGACAACAGCTAGAGTTCGTACCGGTGCAAAGAAGACCAAGATCAAACTAAGCCAGGCTGAGTGGGATGCTATTCAAGCAGGCGCCATCAGTCCTAGCAAACTAGATGAAGTGTTGAAGCACAGCGATCTTGATACAGTCAGGGCACTGGCACTACCTAAGCATACACCTAAGATGACGGCCACTATGAAGACAAGGGCCCAGGCTATGTTCAATCAAGGCTATACCCAGGCTGAGGTAGCTGATGCATTGGGTGTTGGCCTGACTACGTTGAAGGTGAGTATCAGTGAGTGAGGTGATGAATGGCTGATACTATCGACACGACTGAGTACATGCTTACTACTGTTGACAATCCTTTCGATCCCTTCACTAGGTTTGATGAGTGGCTAGCGTATGACACACAGATGGGATACAATACCTCCGGCTTTCTCGCAC